CATTATGGTAAAATGAAAGTAAAAAAGAAAGCAAATGGTATGAAGAAAAAATATAAAGGTTTTTCTAAATTACCAGAAGGTGTGCAAAGAAAAATAAATAAAAAACTAGCTAAGAAAGTATAATGAGAAAAGGACTATATGCAAACATCCATGCTAAAAGAAAGCGTGGTGGTAAAATGAAAAAAAAAGGTGCTAAAGGTGCACCTACTGCTGCAAACTTTAGAAGAGCAGCAATGACAGTGAGGAAAAAATAATGGCTAAGACACCAGCTTGGCAAAGAAAAGAAGGCAAGAATCCTAAAGGAGGCCTTAATCAAAAAGGTAGAGATTCATACAACAGAGCAACTGGAGGCAATCTTAAAGCCCCTAGTAAAAAAGTTGGCAACAAAAGACGTGCTAGTTTTTGTGCAAGAATGAAAGGTATGAAGAAAAAACTTACTTCTTCTAAAACAGCTAATGATCCTAATTCGAGAATTAATAAAGCTCTTCGGGCTTGGAATTGTTAGTTTAATTTTAATAAGTACTGCAATGGCAAATGATAAAAAAATCATGGATCTAATAAATGACATTAAAGATGTCAAACAAGAATATGATCCTAAATCATTTGAATTTAAAATACCTAATGAATTAATTGCTACTGTTGCTTTAGCTGAAACAGGTAATATGCAATTTAAAGGTGCACCTACAGCAGAAGCTGCTAATAATTTATTTGGAATACATCCATATGGTAATCAACCATTTTTAGCAACACAAGGTGGATCTAAATTAACTAAATTTAATACACCAAAAGATAGTATTCGTGCTTTTATTAATTTAATAAAAACACAAGATGAATATGAACCTGTAAGAACATCTATTAATCAGGGTAATCCTATTGAAGAACACTTTAAAGGTTTAAGTTTATATGCTGAAAGGGAAGACTATCCAGATTTTTTAAATCAAGTTTATAAGACTAGAGTATTTAGATTATTTAATCCAATATTACCTAAAAGAAAACCCATGAATATGCAAATGAATAACTTAAAATGAATTACAATTTAAGAAATTTAAAAGATCAAACTATAAAAATGCTATATCAAGGAGATCCATCTGATTATTTTAATTTATGGCAAACATCTCCAGGAAATAATAAAGAATCTCTTGGGGATATTCTTAGAGAAAGATTTAATTATAATTTAGAAAAAGATGAAAATAATAATTTTATATACGCAAGCACACCTAGAGATGATGGATTACCTACATTAACAGCTATTGCAGATGCATATAGGCATGCAGCAACTTCTGCAATTATGTCAAAAGATCGTGGAAAATTTAAAACTCAAATGCTAGGATTAGGCCTAGAAGGTATGGATATTCTGTCTAAAAGTGTAGGAGTTTTAAAAGATGGTAAAACACCCTTTTTTGAAAAGTTTGATAAAATGGGAAATATATTTGGTGATTCTTCTATGGATGCTTATAATAATAAATTAGGTTTAAAATATAGTGGTAGTAAATCTGATGTACTAAATGCACTAAATGTAGCTTTTGAAAAGCAATTAAATAAAATGAAAAATCCTAATTATAAATTTGAAGAAAATGTAGATTTTAGATTTGATAAAAGATAAAAGGGAAGCCTAAATTAATAGACTTCCCCAGGCAACACAAGACATCTAGATATTCTCTAGGTGTCTTTTTTTTTGGCCAACCAAAACTTTAAATTTTTTGAATAAGTTCCCTAATGTCACCTTCTAATTTTCTTCCTACAGAATTAGCATGATTAATAACAGCTGCACACAAATTACCATGATACGGATATCCCTTTAATGCTTCTCTAATTTTAGCAACAGGTTTACCACCATAATCAATTACAAGAGCATTTTCTCTATTTAAACCAATTTTTAACTCAAATAAAATACCTGTAAATTTGTCAGTATTATTTTTTTCTGGCATTGGCATCTCCTTGTGGACTTTTAATAAAGTCCGCGCTAACTCTTGGGTCAAGTTGATTTAATTGTGACAAAGAACTCATCAATTTTACTACTTCACCATAAGGTCTTGTCATTAGATATCTCATAATATCCATCAGTTGTTCTGATGTTATAAGATATGTTCTAGGTTTTACTTTCTGTTGGTTTTCTTCTTTCTTATCAGCCATCTATCCTCCTATTAAAATGGTATTGTGTTATCAAAGTGATCTCTTAATATTTTTATTTTTTCTTCTGCTGTTGCAATTTTTTCTACAAGTTTATCTAGTTCTTCTATAAATTGTGGATGTTCACCTATAGCTACAGGTTTATCAAAATAAACCATAGCAGTTGATTTTGCCTCTGCAATGTCTGCTTCATATCTTTTTTTTAAAGCATCATAAAAACTTTTATCCATTACCATGCCCCCTTAAATTGATAGTATTTATCTTCTATTAAATCGCCATCATTGAAATATGGGTTTATTGTAGTGGGTTTGTTGTAATGTTCTTTACAATCTCTTATTGTTTGATTTAAAGTTCTACCTTGTCTCAAACAACCAGCTACAAAGTCTTCTACTTCAATGATTGCTTGTTTTACTTGTCCCATGTTTTTACCTCCGTTATGAGTCTGTTTAAATACCAACTAGCTTTTTCTAGATCTTCTAATGGTTCTCCTTTGAATTTATATCTTGAAACATATTTTAAAACATTGCCTTTTAAATATCCATGATATTCATCACTCGTCATACAATCTCGTATAACTTCTATAGTTTCTTTTTTACCATGTTTATAATGAGAAGGTGAATGTACGTTATCATGTTTTCTTTCATTCTCATAAGACATATCATGACTATGATCTTTTTCATACAGATACGTTCTTTTATTTTTTACCATATTCTCTCCTAATTGTATTATAGTCAATAGTTTCTATATTGTAATGACCACCTTGTACATTACGTTTTACAATTATACCACTCCACCACATATGCTGTGTATCTCTAGCAAAATATTCTCTATGATTTAGATAACACCCTGCAGATAATGCATGTAGTTTTTTACCATTTGGTAAAGTAGATGTAGCATAATCTAACAAATGACTATGGCCTACTGTAGCAGAAACTTTGTGTTTTGTCAATAGTGTTCTTGCAATATTTTCACCAGATATTGCACTACCTAATATACCAGAGGGAAAATGATGTGCATAATATATACCATCAACCACCTTGTTAGATTTATATGGCACTTCTTGCCAACCAAATGCTTTAAAATTTAAATCACTAATTTTTAAAGTACCATCTAGTTCTGGATTTTCATCTACAAATCTATCAATCCTATCCTCATGATTACCATGCAACATAATCTTTTTAGCTTTATGTTTTCCTAAACCTTTATTAAACAAAGCTAATGCTTGGTGTGAATGTTCCATGTCCTTTCTATATCTTCTACCTTCAAATGATTTTTTCTTTTTATCATATGATGATAGAGAATCCATACTACAGAAATCCCCCATACAAATAATATGAGTTGCTTCCACATCTGCTGCCAGTCTACCTGCCCACAGAAATCTTTCATTGCTTGCTTTAGGTGTGCAATGAGGGTCACCTATTACAACATGTGTTGCCATTAATTTAACTCCTTGTCTCGTTTCTTTTTTAAAAATTCAATAAAATCTATAACGTTATCATCATTATCAAATTCAGCTGTAGAATTTATTGACATACCTTTGTCGTTTTTTTTGTCATCAGCAAATCCACGAAGTCCCCATAGAAACGTTGAATGAGGGTCAGAGGTTGCCATTTTTATCATGCCTCTAGCTATTGTAGAGCATAATTCGTATTGTTCAGTGGTCATTTTGGATCTACTATCCATAACAATACCACATGTAAAACCTTTTTGCCAAGGTGCAACAAGCACTTTGATTGAATGTAATAAACTCATTTTTTCTTTTTTTGTCATTTGTACCAATACTTATCGTAGTTTTCTTTGTTATATTCAAGAATTTTATGTTCAAATCCTCTCTTCATACTTTTTTTACCAAAACTATCTGCTTCTTTTTCATTATCAAATAATACATTTGTAAACATTTTATATTCTTTTTCTTTTTTACTTTTAAATATTACAAAGTATAACATCATATTTAGAGTCGGTGAAGAGCAGACCCCTCAAACTACTCCCCACCATACTCATTAGCCTCATCCTTTTTAGGATTATTGACTTCAGTGTACCAAACCCATTTAGGGTTTTTCCCTTTAGATTGTTGCTGTGGTAACAGCCTCAATCCACTCCCCCAACAAGGAAGTTTGTATGGGCAGTATGAACATACAAAGCCCAAAACTTTATTACCAGTTGGCTTACTTCTAAAAGTTTCATCAACTGCTTCATAACATCTTTTAAATGGTTTCTTTGATTCTAATGCTTTTAAATTATTGTGTGCAAGTTTAACAAATTTGTTTTTATATTTACTATCATCTAAAGGTGTTTCACATACTGTCCATTCACCTGTAGATTTGTTAATAGCTATCCACCCACCAAAATTTTTCTTTTGGCTATCGGCATATAAATATCCTTGTGTCGCATAACCAAAGGAATCTTCTTCAACAACTGCCTCAAATCCACCATCTTCACCAAATTTTTTTTCAAAAGAATATGGCGATGCACTTTTAATATCCCAAACTTTGTTATCAATTTCAACATCTTGTTTTCCATCAATTGATTGCTCACCAAGTTTATGTGTAACTTCTTTTTGTTCATTCTTTATTTCTACTCCTGCTGATTTCATAACAAATATAGATAATGCTTCAATTAAATCTCCAAAAGTATTTCTCATTTTACTATTGTAAGGAGCACCTTCACCCTTTATACCTTTAGCTTCCATTTGTAATTGGCATAATGGTCTACCTATATTTGACATTCTAGGTTTAAACTTAGACTGTCGTTCCTCTGAGAATTGTTTTCGGAGAATAGCTTTACAACTCTCCCCAAAAGCATCAACCAATTCCTCAGAGATAACAACAGGCTCTCTCGATACTTTGTCTAAATACGTTTGTACTTTATGAAGTATCGTGTTCATTATGATGATAACACTTTTTCTGGAAGTTGATCATCTACATCTTCAACTATCTCAGCATCAATCTTATCAGACCCACTAGGTGCTTTGCTTTTAGCACTATTATATAGATCAATAACTTCTTTATTTTCTACATCAATAGACTCTTGAAATACTTTCAAAGTTTCCATATCAGCATCTGATAATTGAAGGTTAGCATCAGCATTAACAGTAATTTCAGGAACATAAAATACGTTCCCACCTTTTTTCTGTCGTTTAGTTTCAAGAGAAAAAGAACAATTAAACATTAATTTTTTTCTTTTCTTCAATTGATCTAAAGCAGAACTTACTGGTGAGAATGCTGTCCCAGTTACTCTATACAACACTGGTAAATTTTCTACATTATGGGCATTACCATTAGCAGTTTTACCATCTTTAAAAGATAATAAACCATATACAAGTTTATAACATCTTATAGTTCTTTGTTGTTCTAGTTGTTCTGGAGTAAGATTTGCTCTTTCTTTGAAAGGTATCTTACCACATTTTGTTCCACCAAGAATATCTATAGCTTCATCTTTCCAAGATTTAAAAATTATAGATCTATTGATGTACTCACCTTTATCAGCATCATAATGCATATACTGCATTGCACTTATGAATGGTCTTAGTGTTGCTGGTTTAGCATACACATTTTGACCAACTGCTGAGTCATAAGTATAGAAGTGACCAACGGGAAGTTGATTTCCATCATCATCTTCTGGTGTACGATTGATCGCAAGTCTAGGTATATTTGTACCTGCACTTGATCCATCGTCTTGTCCAATAGCTTGCATAATTTGCTCATCAGACATTCCTTTTATATTTACTAGTTCATCAGACATTTGTCCTCCTTATTATAGTTAAGTCTTATATCATACTTTTGCAAAAAAGTCAAGATAAAAATAAAGTAATTATTGCAAATAAAAATATAGCTAATACACTCAATTTAAGTATCTGCGACAATATAATTATTGCATATGCTAACATATTTTAGTTTCCTTTGTCGTAGTTCTTACATCTAAACCATCAGAGTTTGCATAATAACTCCACTCAGAATAAAACTCGTGGTTGTCTTTTATAAACAATGTAGTTGGTTCTCCAACACATTTGTCTTTTAAGTCAACATATTCTAAATATGCTGCATAGCTTCCATCTTCAAACTCATCAAGAGTTTCTAATGCTTCTATTTCTCTACTCATCGTACTATTTCTACCTCCTCCATATCTAACCAATTGTATCCTATCTTGATCTCAGTGTCAAGGGGAACGTTAAAGTTTATATTGTAATACATTTTAAGTGCAGGTATTACATCTTCTGTACCTTGCTTAAAAATTAATCCCATTTTGTAAGATTCATCTGGATGAACATCAGCAACAATAGAATCATGCACTGTATTTATAAGCAAACTTTTTACACCCTGTGCTTGCATTAGTTTAGATATTTGTATACATGCTAATGGTACTATGTCAGCTGTAGCAAATCCTTGCACAGGATAATTTTTTATTTGTGTTCCATAAGTTGATCCACCCCATGGTGTTCTTTCTGCATATGGGAATGAATACTCTCTACCAGTTGGTAGTTTAACTCGTTTATATCTTATAGCTTCATCTTGTAATTTATCATGCCATTTTTTTATATCTTTATATTTTTCTAAAAATTTAGAATAATATCTTTTTTC